TTATATAGCTTTTTTTAGTTGCTTCTTTTGCTGGCATTCTTCCTCCCACTTCATTACATCAGTAGCGAGGTATCTTTTCATTGTCCCGCCTTCAGAACTTAAAGCTGGGGCTGGGAAGGGAATACCCCAAGGAGTGTTAATTTCCCACCGATTAAGTGTGCGTTTAGTAATATGAAACATCTCACACACATTGTTAGATGTCAGATATTTATCCACATTAGCCCTCCTTACTTTCCGCTTTAACTTCTAACTGGATGCCTTCATATGTGCCATCACCCCCACAATTCAGACAGTGTGTATATATGCCTAAACCATCCCCATCAGGACTAAAGTTTTCAGGTAATGAAACATCTATAAATTCAGTACCGCCAATTGGCTTCGTATGAATATGAGGGGCAAGGCCGTAATAGGGGAAAATGCATTCACCGTTCCCGTCATCACAAAAATTACATGTTTTAACTTTTAATCCACTCATCCTTTAGTTCCTCAACTCATTACGTTCTTTCTTCAATTGACGCAAAAGGTTGTGAAGGGTAACGGTTACAGCTTTATCTAAACTTTTAGTTGAATGGAATTCTGCAAGCTGAGACAGTGCTAAACCAAAAATGTGATATGCAAAAACTTTTGCAGCTTCCGGATTGTTTTTGAGAAGCTCCTCAGTACTTGGACAAATGATTTCTTCAAAAATATGAAGAGCCACCTGATCCGGAGTACCTTCAATACGGCTAGGATTCAAATTAACTTCACCAATAACCTTACTCATTAGCAGCTCCAGATACGTTTGGCACACTATGAAAATGCATCCAGTGTGAAGGCGCATCATTATGATAATTTGCCCATACACTATTTAAATCTTCATCAATAGTCATATAGTCTTGTTCGGGGGTAACATCAGGTGCATCAGCCCAACAAATAAGTACCATTATGTCAGTAGGCGGCCATTCATCATCCATGCTGATCCAAGTTGGCAACACCTGAGCACTGGCGTCATTCCATGCGGCATCCCAAATCAACCAAGCTTCATGACGAGGACTAGTTGGTAAATATCTGTGTCCTGTTAGTGCCTCTTGTCTATCTAGTTGACGTTTTAAACTTTCATAACTGCAATTACATTCTTTGGCATGAAATCTTTCAAAAGCTTCTCTTTTTTTATTTAGATCAATCATTACCTAAGCCCTCAAATATTCTTCTTTAGTCCACTCAACAAACTCTTTATAAAGTTGTTGTGCCGGTTTATTTAATCGGTTGTGATAGTCGATCGTTATGCGGCGCCAAGCGACTGGTACCGCATAATGCTTGGTTAGAAACATCGCTTGATCCATGCCTTGCCGGACTATTACATAGCCCAGCAATTGCAAGTAGTACATAAAGCCAAGCATGTGTTTTTGACTCACTTTCTTGTACTGATCTTTCATATTAGAAGCCATCCACTAATAGATAATCAGGGTCTGCTTCTGGTTGAGAAACTGCTGGATTTTCTAACTCATAGCGGCGTTTCTTAACAAAATCCATGAGTCGTGATTGAATCTGTGGATCTCGTGCGGCCACATCTATTTCCAAAGCATCCAATGTTGTGAGGTCGGGCGCGTTTTGGATCTGGACCATTAGTGAAGGTGGTTCAGTTGCTTGCGCCTTAGATTTTTCGAGCTCTTCAAGACGTTTGTGAGTTGCAAGTAAAAGAGGCTCCATTTGTTTATCAGACCAAGTGCGTGTATATCGATAAACTGCATTTACTTCGTCTGGTGTTTTTGAGTCCTTAACTCGTTGCAGCAGGGTATCAAGTTTCTTCTGATACTCTGGATCAGTGGTTTCTGATTCAATAGCCGGCTCAGTTGTTTGTGCTTTTTCAACATCATTTTCTGAAGGCTTTTCTTCTTCGACTTCTTCAGTAGGCTTATTTAGAAGTTTTAGAATGTCTTCCGCAAACTCACCACCGCTGATTTTAATAATCGCGCAGCAATGAGCAAATGCATTATCAAAACTTGAGTGAACTTGGCCATGCTGGAGCATGCGCAATTGTCCTTTAGATCCATTCCACTTAAACTGCTGCACACCTAATTCAACAGTTGGGCTAGGGTAAGAGCAAGTAGAACCTTTTTCTGGCGCAACTCTTAATGGTTCTGGTACCTCAAATTCACCAATAAAAATAGTTCTAGGCTTTAATTGAAATTCGAATTTATCAAAAACATCAAAGCCAAAGTCATAAGGGTTAAATGGTTCCCAGCCATTACGCTCAGTATTATTTACTAAAAGTAATTCACCGTTGGCCCAAGCAAGTTTGGCTTCAACTTTATTTAGAATTTTCATGCTGTCATCCCCGTTTTCGCTAAGGTTTCAATTTCTTGTTTAACTGCAGTTAGTTTTGCCGCTTCTATTTGAATGAGGGCATCTATACCTAAGTGCTCACAAACTGTTTTTACATCGAGGCCACGTTCAGCAATAAAGTTTTGAAGTTCATCTCTTTGTTGATCTGAGATACCGTTAAATTCAGGTGGACTAATCCAAGTGCCACGTTGCTTATCAAACGTGCAATTCAATGCTTTAGCCCTCATTAACATTGCTTGGCGCATGTTCTGGTAATACATATGTTCTTTATCAAGCGACTCAGTTAATTGATTAAGGTCACCTGCATGCTCTGCTTCCTCACAGCTTTGTTTCCAGTTTTCTAGCTCTTCTTGGGCTTTAGCTGCTGCAAGTTGTGCAGGCGTTAAGGTGTTAATGTGATCTTTAGCTTGAGTAATCAGGTCAGCCAAGAAAGTAGGGTGTGCTTTAAGATCAGGTACCCATACTTCACCGGTTTCACCGCCTAAAGCACCTGAGTTTTTCGCATGATGTGTAGGCGAAGGTTTGAAATTAATAACGCGGGCATTTTTACCTTCACCAGTAGTAACAGTTGTTAGATAACCCATGACATCTGCGATACGGTAAAGCTCGTTACGGTTTTTACCACCTAGATCTGGGCGGTAAATAATTTGATCACCGTTTTGATCTTCTGATGCGTGTGCAATGAAAACAACATCTTTACCTAAACTGATCAAAGTATTGATGTATTGCTTGAACGTTTGGTTCGCTAAACCTTGAGCCTTTAACTTTAAAGAGCCATCTTTTTGACGGTTATTAGCAGTTAGCAATAGATGGGTTTTAATGCATTCAAGCATTGCACCCACGGTATCAATGACTACGGTTTTATATGGTGCTAAGTCCTGCGGAGTAAGGTTTGCAACATCACTCCATTGTTGAACCTGTACAACCGCACCACGACGTAATTCACCAGTACGGTGAGCACCACGGTCAAAGTCAAAAGAAATTGCTTTTTCCGCAGTAAAGCCCATCGATGATTTACCTAAACCCGGATCAGCGTATAGGTACACAATAATTGCTTGAACCAATAAAGTTTGGTCAGCAGTAATAATCGGTAGAGCCATTTTATTATCCTTATCTTGAGCCAGTGAAGCCGCGAGAACGCTTATAGTTTTTGCGGTCATAAGTAGGGATATTTGTTTCACGTAGCTTTATTGCGAGCTGCTTTCTGCGCTGAAAATCGATTTCTTGGGTGAGTTCATTCCAAACTTTTGGATAAGAAGTTTGGAACCTGAACACATTTAAAGGCGTCTTAAATCCGTCTTTAACTTTGTAAAGAACTGAGCCATTAGCATTAGATGCGTAAACTTGCCAGCCAATGCGAACAGAGTAGAGGCCCTTATCATCACGACCCAAATAAGACTTGTAGCCGTCAGGGTGCTTTTTGAAATTAGACATGTTCAGCCTCCTTACATTCGCATGTACCAACAAAGGCATACGTAAGCGGGCTAGGAGCATCTACAGGTGAGACGTCCTTAATATTTAAAGGAATAATTTCTTTGCGATATTTAACCAAAACCACATCACCTTCACGGCAATCGACAATTCCTTCTCTTGAAGAAAAACGTGCAGATTTAGAAGATTGGGTTACTCTGCAAAATGAAACCTCATCACCAGCTTTGATTTTTGAACGGTCAACAGGAATCATCTTCTTGCAAGTAGGGCAGTTATAATCTTTCATTAGGCTGCCTCCAACCATTTATTACGGTCGATATAGCCCGCTAATAAAATATTTATGTTTTTATGGTCGTCATGATTGGTGAAATCATTCCAAGGTTTGCCGCTTAAGTCAGTTACTGACTCAATAGCAAGGTTAGTAATTTCAGCCGCTGTAAAATCAGATCCAGCTACACCATAGCTATCAGCTACGCCGTCAAAATCGAAGCTTACGTTTAATTTGAAGCCGTCTATGCGGATAACAGCTACACCAGTTTTTTCACCAGTTTGCTTAATTCCTAAGAGTTCATATTCAGAAGCAACTACTTGTTTGCTTTCATATGAGTGATTGGAAGGGACGCTAGAATTAGCAGTTCGATATTCACAAGAACTCAAGGCTACAAGTACAGCAATTGCTGTAACTCCAGTTACCTTGTGCTTGTTTGAAAAGGTTTTTACGTTCATAATTGATCTCGCAGTTTGCAAAGCCCCGTCTCCGTCCAAAGTTTCGGGGCTTTTTTGTTATCTGTGAGATAAATATCGCATTTCCGATATTGGTAGTCAATAGTTATTCCGATATTTTTATTGGTTTCCCGATATTAGTTAGATTTAAATAAAAAATCCTTCATTAAGGAAAAAATATGATAAAAAATTTAGATAGTCCTCGATGTCCTCATAAAAAACATATATCATACGGAGTGGAATGAGGTTTATTGTTAATTATGCAAGTTGAAGCTGTTGATCTGTTCTGTGGTGTAGGGGGACTTACCGCAGGTTTATTAAAATCTGGAATTAAAGTTAAGGCTGGTTATGATATTGAGCCAGTTTGTGGTTTTGCCTATGAATTTAATAATAAAGCTACTTTTGTGCATAAAGATGTAGCCGAAGTTACTGGAAAAGAAATTCAACAGTGGTATTCAGATGGTGTGATTCGTCTCTTAGCTGGGTGTGCACCGTGTCAGCCTTTTTCGACTTATAATCAAGGCCGTGATACAAGCAATGATAAAAAATGGCCTTTACTATATCATTTTGCACGATTGATCAAAGAAGTATTACCAGAGTTGGTAACAATGGAAAATGTTCCTGATGTTATTAAACACAAAGTTTACCATGACTTTATTCAAGAATTAATTGACTTAGGTTATACAGTTTCGGCTCAGGAAGTCGCCTGTGTAGATTATGGCGTACCCCAGACACGCCGTCGTCATGTTGTGCTAGCATCTAGAATTGGTAGGATTGGGTTAATCAAACCAACTCATAAAGATCCGGTTACAGTGCAGGATGTAATAGGTGATTTAGAACCACTTGTTGCAGGACAAAAGTCTAAAGTGGATCCTTTGCATGCTGCAGCAAAACTTAGTGATTTAAATTTTCGAAGAATTAAAGCATCAAAACCTGGAGGAACGTGGCGTGATTGGCCTGAAGAATTAAGGGCGGATTGTCACAAAAAAGATTCAGGTCGATCTTATCCGTCAGTATATGGTCGGATGGAATGGGATAAGCCAGCACCAACAATGACTACACTTTGTTATGGTTTTGGTAATGGTAGATTCGGGCATCCAGAGCAAGATAGAGCAATTAGTTTGAGAGAAGCGGCGTTATTTCAAACTTTTCCAATAAATTATCAATTTACTAAAACCCCTGAAAAAATAAATTTCAAAGGGGTGGGTCGAATGATAGGAAATGCGGTACCTGTTAGATTAGGTGAGGTAGTTGGCAAGTCTTTTATGGATTCTCTAGATACTTTTGATTTTGTAGGTAGCAGTCAATACTACTAAATACTCCATCTAATAACTTAATAGTTGAATCAAAATGTTTTTTCAATTCACCGATAGCTAGAGTTCTACTGACTTCATTAAACGTAAATGCCCCATGTGCTAGTTCATTACGCTTTGTTTTAATAGTTAGTATATGTTGTGGATTAAATGGCATGCCCTCCAAAGGGCGTACTTTAAAACCAAACCTATTCATTGCAATATTATTTATTTCAGCACAATCAATATTTCCATTGAATAAGTTTTTTTTATTATAACCTTTATTAATTATAGTCCCAAAAATATGAATTTTCTGTGATGAAATTTCTTTAATACCTTCACTTGAAAAAATAGATGAGTATTGCTTTAAGAGTTCTTTTCTTAAGTTTTCACTTAGAGTAAAAATAAAAAGTTCGGTATTATTCGAAGAATACTTAACTTCTAATTGTTGTAAAGTTTGGTAAATTGCGTCAATAGAAGCAGTCATAGTTGATTCAATTAAATTATAAAGTAATAAAAAACCTGATGATTGAATTGTTTCAATTAGATTTCTTTCAATCCTAAATGGTGAAATAGGCTCATTTGATATTTTTTTATTTCCTTTGATTTCCAACTCTTTTGAGTTTTCAAGAATATCAATGAAATCAAAAAAATGACGAACCTCTAGCACCTTATCACAGTAGTCTATATATGCATCATTAAGGAAGCTATTAGTAATATTTAAAGTATACATAAATCTATTAAACACCCAATATTTTATTCTTCACATACTCAATTCGGGTGATAACTTTTGGTTTTGAGTTACTAGCATCAGAACGGATCATTGTTAAAAATTCCTCCTCAAATGCCCAATTAATATTAATATTATTCATTATTGCGATAGTAGGATTTTCTTGAATTGCTAGCGCAATTCCAACAGAAATTGCCTCAAATCGAACCCTAGAAACATTAGAAACACTTTTACTTCTTTTAAATCCACATTCAAAATTATTTTGAACAAATTTAAAAGTTTTCATAATAATATCGTAAAGTTCCTTTTCTCTGTGGGTAAATTCTGGTTCAATTTTCTCAATGAAATCAGCCAAGAAGCCTTGTACACTTTTATTGAAATTTTGATAATTGAATAAGTAGGCGAAGAAACGTAGTACATATTCTTCACGTTCACGTCGACTTAATTTTGTTTGCGCTAAAGGCGTTAACTCAATAATGAGTGGTTCTTTTGCTAAATTATCAATAAATTGTAAAAATTTAGAGTCTGCAACACCTCTACGTTTTTCCATATCTGTTAATTTGGACCCACCTGTATTTAGACGATCGAACATCATTCTTCGTCCATCTTCATTGATATTTTGAAGTTCAATCATCCGAATCGTTGTTCTTAAAAATCGTCTTTGTCTTGATTGAGTAAGATCTTTAAATGTTTTTCCATTTAATAATGGAATTTTTTCCATATCTCTTAAAATTAATTGGTTTGTAATAAATGCATCAATAGTTTGTATTCGTTGAGCACCATCTATAATTTCTACACGACCATCCCCACTATCTTCATTATCAGATATATCAGCACCAAAAATATAAGGTACTGGTAAGCCAATTAGTAAAGATTCAATAAATAAAGATTGTTGCTTTTCAGTCCAGACAAATTCACGTTGATAATCAGGAATATATAAGTCAGCTTCTTTACCAGAACCCACAGGTGGGTTAAATTGGCTTTGTAAAAATTGTAAAGGATATTCTCTAATATCGAATTCAAATTCTTTCTTTTCAGATTCAATTTGTTTTTCAATAGCCTCGTTTAATTCGCTGATATTCATATTTTTCCTTTAACATGTATTTAATTGTCACTGAAATTCATTTAAAAGTTTTTCCATCCAAAAAATTTGGAACTAACTTTTTCGGATACGTCTCTTAGCGCGATATGTATATCTCATTGAGTCAATAACTTGCCCTATAAAATAACAATCCTCATCAATTGGAATAATATTGGGGTGAAAATTGGGATTTATCGCTTTTAAATAACGTGTTCCATCAGACTCAATAACTAATTTTTTAAAAGTAGCATCTTTATCCTTTCTAACAACAATTATATCACCTGACTGCATATCAGAATAATGAACTGTTGGATCTACAACAATATAATCACCTTCAATAAAATCAGGTTCATTGCTGACTCCACGCACTTTTAAATAAAAACATTTTTCACAATCATCAGGGAGAGGAAACCATTCAGTTACTTGTGTCATATCGACTGATTCAACATTGGTAAAATTACCTGCTTGAACCCAAGATAAAACAGGGGCCATACGAGCTTGGATTGGTGAAACGTTTGAAGTAACTAATTCTCCAACGACCCCCTTTTTTAATTCTTCTGCCGTTACCCCAAGTGCATTAGCTAATTCCAATATAGAGCCTGTTGATTTGGCATTTCCTGTTTCAAGATCAGAAATTACAGATTGTTTCACACCAGATTTCTGAGCTAACTCTTTTTGAGTCATCTTTTTAGCTTTTCGTATTGCTTTTAAGTTCTCACCCAAAGTAGCCATATGTATTTCCTTAAATACCTATATCGGAATTCTGATACAAATTACTATCGGTTTGGCTATTGTATAAATATCGGAAAACCTATATATTTATCTAAAATTATAGGAGCTTCGCATGAATCAATGGCCAATCATGATTTCTGACTTGCGTGAAAAGGGCTTAACACAAACTCAAATTGGTACCGAAATCGGGTGCTCACAGAATTACGTTAGTGATTTAGAGCGAGGGGTATGTGGTAAACGCTTATCGCATGAAATTGCAACCAAATTACAAAAGCTTTGGAAAAAGCATTGCAAAACCAAACAAGTGGCTTAGGTAACAAGATGAGCAAATTATCAGTTGATATATCTGCAAGCGCCAGAAATGGCGTATCCCGCATATTGCATGGTCTTGATATAAGCAATCAAAAAGAGATTGCTGAACAATTAAAAGTTGATCCAAGCACTATAACTCGACTTAAAACAGATAAGAAAAACAATGGCTTGAATGAAATTGAAATGTTTTGCGAGCTATTGAGTTTGCTTGGATTAAAAGTCGTCCCTAAAGATTATCAGAGTATTGATAAGGAACGTGTTGCTGCACTTTTAGTTATGTCTAAAAGCTGGATGAACCGTATAGAAACGGTGGATGACTTATTTCATGACGAAATCAGTGGTCAAAAAGAAAAGCTTGGATATTAAAAAACCACTACCTGCGGGAACAGGAGTGGTTAGGCATTCAATTGAGGTGGATCAAATGAACACAAATAATCTATCAAATCAACAGCAAATAATCCAGAGCTGGTTTGAGCCGGCTCTCCACACACTTAAAGCATTAATCAAAAAGTGTGAAGAGAACCTAGAGCGAATCAAAGCTGATACTAAAAATGCAGCTGTAAAGCGAGATGACTTTAAAGAAACCTTAGTCCGTCAACATCGTATTACGTACAACCATGCTGAGGAAATTATTAGAAGCCTTAGCCGTGCTGATCGTATTCGCTTCTTGGGTAGCACATACATTCAGATTAAAGAAGGCGGTGAAGCATGAATAAAATTTTATTTGGTGATTGCCGCGCATTGATGAAACAAATGATTGAGGAAGGGCTAAAAGCTCAAACATGCGTAACTTCACCACCATATTTTGGTTTACGTGATTACGGTGTTGATGGTCAATTAGGCTTAGAAAATACCGTTGATGAATACGTTCAAAACATGGTTGAAGTTTTTCGTTTAGTGCGAGAGCTGCTCCATGAAGATGGCACACTTTGGCTAAACCTTGGTGACAGTTATGCAGGTTCTGGTCGGGGCATGACACGTACAGGTTTAAACGACGGTAAGAATCCAAAAACTAAAGGACTAGTTCTTCCTAAGCAAAATGCAGCCCAATCAAATTTAAAGCCGAAAGATCTAATTGGTATTCCATGGAAAGTAGCTTTTGCTCTACAAGCTGATGGTTGGTATTTGCGCCAAGATATTATCTGGCATAAACCGAACCCAATGCCTGAAAGTATTACTGATCGTTGTACCAAAGCACATGAGTATATTTTCTTATTCAGTAAATCACGTAGATATTATTTTGACCACGTAGCAATTAAAGAACCGGTTGCAGAAAGCTCAATCAAAAGACTTTCCCAAAATCTTGATCAACAACATGGCAGTACTCGTGCCGTGATGAAACATAACGGTCCAATGAAAGCCGTTTACTCGAGATCTTCGCGCGATAGTTTTAAACGCAAAAATAGTAAGAGAGCTGCTGTTATTCCAAATCAAGCATATGGAACTCATAGATCAGAAAGATCAGAAAGCGAGTATGACTTACTTACTCGTAATAAGCGCAGTGTTTGGCAAGTTTCTACAAAGCCATACAAGGGTGCTCATTTCGCAACATTTCCAATGGACTTAATCGAGCCATGTGTATTAGCAGGATCTCGAGTCAATGATGTTGTATTTGACCCATTCATGGGATCCGGAACAACAGCAGCTGTAGCACTAATGCATAACCGTAATTATTTAGGGTGTGAATTGAATCCTCAATATTACGAATTGCAGCAAGAACGCTTTGAGAAAGTATTAAAAGAGAGGGCCGCATGAACTATTACCAACACCATATTGGTGACTTCAACAATGCGACTCGCCACCTCAGTTTAATTGAGCGTGCGATTTACCGCGACTTATTAGATATGTATTACGACACAGAAAAGGCGATTGATGCATCAAGCATTGATCGTCTAGCACGTCGTTTGCAATGTACTACCGAAGAGCAAAAAGAAGCTCTCAAATATGTACTTGATGAGTTTTTCATTCTTGAAGAAGGTGTTTATCGCAATAATCGTTGTGAACGAGAAATTGCTGAATACCACGGGAAAAAGAAACAAGCGAGTGAGGCTGGTAAAGCGTCTGCTGCAAAACGTGCAGCGAAAAAGAAAGGTTCGTCCAACAGTGGTTCATCAAAAGATGATCAATCGTTTAACGAAAATTCAACGGTCGTTGAAAATCCGTTAAACGAAGAACAAACGGATGTGCAACCAACCAATAACCATAAACCATTAACCATAAACCAAGAACCAATTATTGATAGTAGTAGTAATACGCGTGGAGAAAATTCGCAATTAACTCCAATTCAATTTGCTCAGTATCAGATCGATGATCACAAGCGTTACTCAATGCGTGAATTCATTTCTGAATACAGCGAGTTTCAATACGATTTCATTTCACTTGCTCAACAAAGATTTGTTTCGGTACCTGAAATCGACTTGAGAACCATGATTCAAAATTTCGGTGACTGGTACTTTGCAAACGAATCAAGTTCGTTGAATACACCAAGCATCTGGTTGGTTAAGTGGTTCTCTTGGGTTCAAAACAACGAGAAACAAGTTGCTGCAAACCGCAAGAAACAAGAGCAAATCACTTCAACCGGTCAAAAACCACAAGAGTCGGGTTACTTCGCTAATCTTTTTGAAGAACAGAGCGAATCTCAAATCGTGGATGTAACCCCAGCAAAAAAGTTTCCAATGATTGAGGAGGTAGGTCATGCATGAGATTACCTTGAACGAAGTGCGTCAATTAATCGCTTCTCTTCGCACTGTTTACGCTGCTCAGTTCAATAAGCAATTTCCAGCAACAGGCGAAAGTGCAATTCCTCTGTCAGTGGTTGAGCAAATCGCACTTAAAACACTGGTTGGCGTTCAACAAAACCAATTTAACAACGCACTTGCTCGATTACTTACAGCAGGTGGACGCTTTATGCCGTCATTTGCCGAGTTTCGCACCTGGTGTATCGGTGAAAGTTGGATGTCTCCAGAAGAAGCTTGGTCTCGCGCATGTAAGTTTACAACTGACCGTTCCGTGGTTATTACCCAAATCACTAAGTACGCCTTAGACGAGGTTATGTATTTGATCGAAGCCGGCCAAATGCGAGCAGCTCAAGATAATTTCTTCGGGACATACAACGTGATGGTGGCTAAAGCTCAGTTAAAAGGCCGTCAGCAAGAGTTTTACGCTCCACCGCTACAACTAGAACACAAAGAACCTAAACACGTTCCTGTGAGCAATGACGAAGCGCAAAAGCATCTCCAATCATTGATGGAACGTTTAAAAATCAATGGTCGTAAACCTGTACCAGTACAAAAGGTTAAGGCTAAGGAAAAAGAGCCTGAACTTGCAAAAGAATTAGGTCCAGATCCTTTCGATAATCCACATGAATATGCAGAGATGTGCCGCCGTGAAGGTATGCCGATTCCTAGAAATATTCTTCAGCTAATTGAAGGGGCGAATGTATGAGCCATTTCCAAGATAAGCATGTGATTCATGTTGATGAACAAAATCAAGTTATCAAGTTCACACGTAGAAATGAGATTGTGGAGTGTGATCACGGGCGTATTCAAATATCAAAGGAAGATAATGAGATCCTTTGTATGGACTGCAAAACAAAACTTAATCCAGTTTTATGGATTGCCAAATATTTAGACCAATTGAATCAAGTCACCCAACGTAATAACAGAATGCTGGCAGAGGTCCGTGAAATACAGGCAAAGCTTGAAAAGAAAAATAAGTTTATGTGCAAACACTGCCATGAAGTAAACACTATTGATTTTAAGAAGCTTCCTTCACAAGCAGCTGTAGTGCGCGGTATGGCCGTAATTGATCAAGAGTTTGACGGTATGAAAGTGGAGCATAGCCGATGAAGTTAACTAAACAGCAACGTGCTGAGCTAAAACAAAAGTTTGGTGGACATTGCGCTTACTGTGGTGAGTTGCTTGGCGATAAGTGGCATGCAGACCATATCGAAGCAGTGAAGCGAGATTTAATTCATGTTGGTGGCGGTAAGTTAATTACGGGTGAAATGACTAGACCGCAAAACGACACTTTAGAAAACATGAACCCTGCATGTGTTCCTTGCAATACAAACAAATCGTCTATGCCGCTGGAAGGGTGGCGAAAAATGCTTACACATTACCGTGATGTGCAGTTACTACGCGATAGCACACATGCTCGTCATTTACTTCGATTTGGACTGATTGAAATTAAGTCTGAGCCGGTAAAGTTTTTCTTTGAATCGTATGAGGTGAAGCATGGATAAGCCAATGACATTTAACGAATGGATGGGAAAGCAAGGCAATTTAGCTTTGATTCATGCTAATTGCTGCCGAATTGCCTATGAAGCTGGTCAGCAGTCAAAGCAAGCGTAAGTGGAGGAGTTAAAAAAAACAATAAGTGAAATGGCTCAAAGTTACAGAGTTGAGGCACACGAATTAAGTCGTATTAGAGATTTTGAAAAGTCTCAGATGTATAGCCATTTTGCTAATCAGTTGGAACATTTGCTTAAAGGTGGTGCTTGATGTCATCAGTCAGCATTGCTGAATACCGTAAGTTATTTCCTATTAAGAAAAATAAAAAGCGGCGTTCAGCAAAGCAAGTTGCTAGACAACCAAGTGTGGGTGAAATGGTACTGGCAACGCATTTAAGAGCGTGCAAGATTGGTTTTGAACAGGAATATAAATTCCATCCTGGACGTAAATGGAGAGCAGATTTTTTAATAACGGGTACAAAGATTTTGATTGAGGTGGAAGGTGGTATCTGGAGCGGAGGCCGTCATACAAGAGGCAAGGGCTATATAGGGGATATGGAGAAATATAACTCTGCAGCAATGATGGGTTTTACAGTTTTACGGTTCAGCACAGAGCAAGTTAAAGCAGGCGTGGCGATTAAACAAATTGAGCAATTGGTGGGTGAGAAATGAGAGCAGCTTTAAAAACACAACAAATGGACTGGTCAAAATATACTATCGATGGTTGGTTAGAGCAGTTTGGCGCTTGGTGTGAAACAGTTAGAATGAAAGGTGGTGATTTGCCAGATGGGCTTCACATCAATCAAATTTACTGGTTGATGCGTGAAGCTGGTAAAGAAGTTCAAAAAGGTAAAAATTATATCCGTTGTGAAATTAACGATTATGAGGCGGATCAAATTCAATCAATACTCAAGTCAGTGTTTAAATCTGAAAAATGTGATTACACAACCAAGTTCGCGGTGATGTGCCTTGTTAAGCATAAGGTTGAGAACCGCTCATTAAGCGCAGTTGCGGCTATTACTAATCAATCTAAAGGTCAAGTGAATATCATGGTCAGTTGTGCTAGATTTTATCTTCTTGGTAAATATAACTTTCTAACAATGGTATGAATATGAGAAAAGCTGAAGCTGTCTATGCAACAACTATGGAAGAGCTAATAAACATACTCAATAACTGGTTCAAGCTACTTGAAAATGATTTAAAGAACTTTACGTTAATCTCAGTAAGTCATAGCCACCCAACTGAAAAACATCCAAAATATTCAGCATTAATTGTTTACGAGTTTGAGGATTGACCGTTTAAACGCAATATGTCATGATTCTGATATAGTGGACGAAGTTTTAGTAATTCACTAAGTATCACATAAGTGATTTATTGATTCTTATTGAAAATATGATTGCAGAAGCAATTTTTTTCATACCACGAATGTGGTTAAGAAAGCTCGCCAAAAGGTGAGCTTTTTATTTGTAATAAATTTCCAATAAATACAGAGATAACACTCCAATTATCCATTTTTATATTATGAAATAATGATATATTTAGAAAATTTAATTTTAATTGAGAGTAGTTATGGCTTATATAATGATGCTTGCTCGTGTATTTTCAAAAGAAGAATATGCAAAAGATTTCATAAATAATGGTAAATTCCGACTAAATACTCTCAATTTTTTTAAAGGATACGATGAAGAACATGCAAATAATATAGGAGATGTGTATGAGGGAATACGATATCGAGCAACAGCAGAACAAGAGGTAAAGGTTACTATAGAATATAATGGCAAAAGAGAGGAAATCGAAGTACAGGAAGTATATTCACATGATAACTATGTATTAAATAATAATGTTTTTTGCCTTTACGCTCCATCAGTTGATATAGAGAAAAAATATACTCTTGAGGCAATGCGCGAAATTGTAGCATTTCAAGAAGATGCAGAAAAACTTGGTGATTATTTAGTTATAATTACGAATCCCGATGAATTTTTTGAAAGAGTCCGTAAAACTATTCTAAAGCTTGGGTATACATTAAAAAGAGGATTAGTTGAGTACGTAGATTTTAATAATCCTGTTCATGTGCCGATTGAAAAAATTGGTTTTGTTAAAAGTGATGAATTTTCACATCAAAAAGAATATAGATTGATGGTTGATGATGGAAGAAATATCGATGAATATATTGAGTTGCAAATTGGGCCATTAAATGACATAGCCTTTTTAATTCCTACAAAAGATTTCAACCAATCATTAAACTTCGAAATCAAAGAATAAACCTTATTACTTAAAAAGTTCATTATTTGTTGGGCTTTTTTATTTTGTGTTATAAAAATAACTCTAATTAAGGAGGTATGTATGTCTGTTAATTCAGGTAAGTGGCTTTGTATTGGTGGAAGTGAATCCGGAAAGTGGATTGACCAAAAGGAATTTCACGAGGTGCATCCCTACAATACTCCTTTAAGACCTCATATATACCGTCCAGAACAATTGATAAATCCTTATACAAATCAGAAAGAAACTTTTTATGTTCTAAGTGATTTATCTAAAGATAGGTATGAGTATGCTTTAAATCTGGCTTTAGAAAATCAATTAGGCAGTAGTAAATGAATATTTGTGTTGGTGGTGAATTAGATGGGCAAGTGATCGAAAAAGAAGGCAGATTACTAAAAGCTTCTGATATCGACCCATCTTTTAAAACTGAGTACTACAAGCAAGTTTTTAACCGCGACAACATTAACTATCATTTTTGGCTGCCAATTGGATCTGACTTACATGATATGTCTGAGAAAGTTCTAAATATCATTAGATCACCTAAAAACTAGTTTTATCGTTTGCCGGACGTATTACGGCGCAAATGGCCCCGCTAAATATCGATTATTGGCGGGGCTTTTTATTTTATTAACTAGATAATTTAGTTCTCGATAGTGAATAATTTACTATTGAGAATCAAATACTTACACTTTACTTTGGTTAAAATTTATGCTTTACTCATTGAATCATTTATTGAGAGGTGAAGCATATGTTGTTTAATGGTTCAGAAGAGCTTGTTGTGATTTCCAATGATGGTACTCGAAGCGCTTTGAAGTCTTGTAGAATTGATAATGAAGAAACAATCTTCACAAGTGACTCTACAGATGGCGTAAGTATTGGAGATCGATTAATCAAGAAATTACAAAATGGTTCAAATCGAGAATATTTAGTTAAATCTGTTAAGGATGGTGTAAATATGTTTGGACATAGAGAGATTAGAGTTCAGCAGATTTAAAACCTACAGTATTAATAACCCTACCTTATGGTAGGGTTTTTCTTTTTGGAGTATGTATGACTGAATTTCAAAAAATTAAGCATGAGATTAGACAGCTCCAAATAGAGCTAAACCATTTGGGAAGTTGCAATACAAAAGGTTTAAATACAGAACAGATCGCTCACTTAGATGAGCGATTTTTTTTAGCCATAGCAAAGCAAAATAAATTAATTGCACGACTCAACAATAAACCAGAAGGCTTCTTATAAGAGGCTATTGGTATGGACGATAAAGAGTATTTTTGGCTAACTCAGAAAAAAGAACCTAAAACCAAGCCTAAATCCAGACCACTGCCTAAGGCGAAGCAAAAATATCTCGAGGCTGAGGCAACACTTAAGGAAGAACTTGAGGATTTGTCGATTGGATTTGAAAGTAAGTTTCAGCCGATCCATACCAAACACTGGCGCTTTGATTTTCATATAGTGAAATTGCGTTTGCTCATTGAAATTGAGGGTGGCCCCTGGTCTGGTGGGCGTGGTGGAAAGCTGTCAAATAAAGCATGGAGTCTTAATCGATATGATCATGCTGAAGAGATGGGTTACAAAATAGAGCGCTTTCATCCAGATTCTATTTTGTCGGGATATGTCATCAACTGGATAAAAAGTGAATTAGCGAGAATTGAAGATGGAGCAAATAAGACCATTTCCACCGACTGATTTTATTGATCAAGCAGATGAAGAAGAAGCAATTAGACTAACACCAGCACCAGATCTAAAAAAATGGGTTGTTGCTAATTACTTAACTATTGGTGGACCTCTTTATAACCCCGATCATGATCACATAGGTGAACTGCTTCACGATAATGAAGAATTTTTAGCATTCGCGTGGGCCTCTTCTGCATATAAAAGCAAGCAAGCTATGGTGTTGGGCCAGTGCGAAAAAGTCATGTTCAATGTCGGTGGCTGGCGTAAAGCTCGACAAGAGCAACAGATGCGAGACTGGTTTGGTTTTGTACCTACATATTTAATAACGGTCGATGCATCTTTCTGTGAGCGTGCAAACGATACAGAGTTCTGTTACTTGCTTGAACATGAGCTTTATCACATTGGTGTGATGAAGGACGAAGACGGCGAAATCATTTATAGCGATAGTACGGGGCTGCCTAAGCATTACTTAGCTGGTCATGATGTAGAAGAATTTGTTGGCGTGGTTAAACGGTGGGGACCAAGTAAGAATGTTAAGCGACTTATTGAAGTCGCAAAAAATCCGCCGTTTGTTTCGAATCTTGATATTTCAAAATGCTGCGGAAACTGCGTAATCAACTGAGCCGAATGGCTCTTTTTTTTGCCTTCTTTGCTAGACGTAGCTAGACAAAGGTGGGGGTATGGCTGCACTTAAAGAACAGGTAAAAATATTTATTGTTCAAGCGCTTGCCTGCATGGATACCCCTCAACAGGTAGCTAATGCTGTCAAGCAAGAATTTAACATTGAGATTGATCGAAAACAGGTACAACTTTATGACCCGACAAAAGCGGCAGGAAAGAATTTAAGTAAGAAATATAAAGACCTTTTTCATAAAACCCGAGAGGACTTTAAAAAGAATGTTTATGACATCCCTTTAGCTAATAAAGCCTATCGGCTTAAAGAACTTCAGAAGATTTATGAAGACTGGAAGAACAACAGGCTTATGAAGCAAGGGGTTATTAAACAGGTTCGGGAAGAAATGCAGGGTTATGACCTGATGTTATTAAATCTTGAGTTAAAGCAACTTGAGATTGAAAAGTTAAGAGAGGGTGAAGGTGATGAAGATCCAACACCAGTCAAGGTAACTATTCAAGTTGTGGATGCGAGTAAAAAAGATGCCGAACATCAATCCGACACTGAATGTACCTCAGGCTAATTTTTTGCAGATGGAAAAGAAGTTCCGCGCATTTGTCGCTGGCTTTGGATCGGGAAAGACTTGGGTTGGATGCTCCAGTTTATGCAACAAAGCTTGGGAATTCCCTAAAGTACCTTTGGGTTATTTTGCTCCAACTTACCCGCAGATTCGCGACATTTTCTTTCCAACTATTGAAGAGGTTGCTTTCGATTGGGGGCTTAAAACTAAGGTTTATGAAACCAATAAAGAGGTGGATATCTATTATGGTCGGCAATATCGAACGACAATCATTTGCCGGTCTATGGAGAAACCAGCAACAATTGTAGGTTTTAAAATTGGCCACGCCTTGATTGATGAACTTGATGTTATGGCCAAGGTCAAAGCTCAACAGGCTTGGCGTAAGATCATCGCACGTATGCGTTATAAGCAAGCTGGTTTGCTCAACGGTATTGATGTGGCCACTACACCTGAAGGTTTTAAGTTTACATACGAGCAATTTGTTAAAGAGGCAAATAAATCAGAGGCTAAGCGTAAGCTATATGGAATGATTCAAGCTTCAACTTATGACAATGAAGCTAATCTTCCAGATGACTACATATCATCACTTTATGAGTCTTATCCGCCGCAATTAATTTCAGCTTATTTAAGAGGGCAGTTTGTCAATTTAACCAGCGGTGCTGTTTACCCCGACTTTGATCGAGTTCTAAACCACACGGATGAAGAAATTAAGAAAGGTGAGCCTTTACTCATTGGTATGGATTTTAACGTGCTTAAAATGGCTGCTGTGGTTTATGTCATTCGAGAAGGGAAGCCAAGAGCTTTAGATGAACTGGTTGGCGTGAGAGATACACCGACGATGTGTCAATTGATTAATGAGCGCTTTCCAGATCACGATATTACCGTGATTCCAGATGCTTCAGGTCAGGCAACATCTTCAAAGAACTTCAGTGAATCAGATCATGCAATCTTAAAGAAAAATGGATTCAAAGTTGAAGTGAATGGTGTGAATCCCGGAATTAAAGATCGTATTACTGCTGTTAATGCACAAATCCTAAATGCTGAGGGTGAACGACACTTAAAAGTGAACACAAATAAGTGCCCTAACTTTACGGCTACTTTAGAACAGCAAGTCTATGATGATTTTGGAATGCCAGATAAAAGCGCTGGTTTGGACCACGTTGGCGATGCTGGTGGATATCCAATAGCCAAGAGATTCCCGATCATCATTCAGAAAGTATTTAAACGGCGCACAATCGCTGGTTTTTCCCGTTAAACAACGCACCTTTTCAGGTGCTTTTTTATTGGTGTTTTTATGGCAGTTACTGATAAACATCCGCAGTATATTGCTGCACAAAAAAGCTGGTTGATTATGCGTGACGCCGTTGCTGGTGAAGAGCAGATCAAACAGGCACAAACAAAGTACCTAGCTAAATCGGCCGGAATGATTGAGGCTGAAAAGCAAGGTGATACGACTGGAGAGATTTATAAGGCCTATCTAAGTCGAGCTCAGTATCCGCTATGGGTTCAGGACGCATTACGCACAATGATCGGGTTAGTTTCAAAGCTTGAGCCGAATATTGTGATTGAAAGTTCTCTACTTAAAGGATTGATAGAGAATGCAACAAATGACGGTTTTGGGCTTAAACAGCTCTTTATTCGCATTTGTTCAGAGTTGCTAGAGTTTGGGCGCTGTGGGCTGCTTGTCGATGTTGATGCTAACGGAGTGCCATATTTCGCCTTATATGATGCGTTATCTATTATCAACTGGAAGGAAAACAGTATCGGTGGTCGTAAAGATCTAAAACTGTTAGTGCTCGAGGAGCAATTTGATAATAGTGAAGATGAATTCGGGCACGAAACTAAAACGGTTCACCGCGTTCTATCTATGGATGATGGAGCATTAGCGGTCCGATTGTTCGATGGTTCAAATGTGGAGGATAAAACTCCCGATCTCGGCGGTAATCAACTTTCTTTCACACCATTTGTTTTCTGCGGTGCCACTAGTAATTCTCCCCAAGTTGGTACGGTACCATTACTCACCATGGCAAAAGCAGCACTCAAGTATTACCAGCTCAGCGCGGACTACTTTCAGTCACTTCACCATACAGCTCATCCTCAGCCATGGATTAACGGACTTGAGGGTGATGAAGATATTAGCGTTACTGGTGTTATGGCTGTCTGGAGTCTTCCTCCAAATTCACAATGTGGTTATTTAGAAATTTCAGGTAACGGCATTGAACTCACTAAAAAGGAAATGGATGCGCAAAAAAATTCAGCATTAGAAGCTGGGGCTAAAGTAGTTGATACCAATACACAGGAATCAGGTGAAGCGCGCCGTGCACGGCAAGACGATCAGCAAGCAAGTCTTCACAGTATCGTGATGTGTGCAGCTGCAGCAATTGAACAAGCCATTAAGTATGCAGCGCAGTGGTTAAAGCTGGATTCGACAAAATATTCATTTACGGTTGAACCTGAGTTTATTGTGCAGGTCACGGATATTAATCTTGCAAAACAGCTTTATGAGGGTGCTATTTCAGGGAAAAACTCTTTCCGCACATATTGGGAATACCTGATGACAGGTAAATTACCAGCTCACGACTATCAGGAAGAAGTGAAGCGGGTAGAAATAGAGCGAGATAACACTCCTTTGTAGAGGTGATGTATGGCTTCAAAAGAAGATAAATCATTGATTGAAGTACTTACCCAACATCAGGCGTACTTATATCGGGTGTCTTCTCAATCTGTTAATGAGCTACTAAAAATCTTTAATGATGAGTCAATATTAATGTTGGCAAAGCTTCGGGATTTGCTTGATGAATTAAATGATTCTGAAAAGATGGCTCTAGCAAGTGGACAGTACACAACGTCAAATCTGAAGGAAGTTCGTGATCTGATTGCTCAGTGGTTTACTGCAATAAACACTGCATTACCTGAAGCTTTCGCTGTTTCTGCTACTGCCTTGGCTGTTTATGAAGCCAATTACATGGCGAAGCTATATGGCGGCAAGATCAAAAAACCAAATGGTGAAAAGCTATATGCAGCAGCTAAAAAAATACCATTGGTAGGTGGGGCTCTTGTTGATGATCTGCTATCAAGAATTGCTGAAAATGCCCGCCAAAAGGTTGAGTATGCAATTCGGGATGGCATTAACTCAGGTAAAACAAATCAGGAAATAGTTCAGCGTATTCGCGGAACCAAGCGCCTTAATTATGAGGATGGGCTTTTAAGTAGCTCTAAGACGGATATTGAACGTACCGTAAGAACAGTTCGTAGTCATGTTGCTAATCAAACGTATTTAGATACTTTCAAACAGTTAGGTTTTGAGTATGTTCGTTTTATTAGTGTATTGGATGGAAGAACATCAAAACTTTGTGCATCTCTTGATGGATCTGTTTGGGAAATAAACGACCCAGCTAAGCGTGTACCGCCATTACATCCTCATTGCCGCAGTATTCTGGTACCAGTCGAGAAAGATGGTCGACTTGCTGGAGAGCGTCCATTTGTAATGGATGAGCGCAAAGTAAAGGACATCCCGAAAGATGAGCGCAGCCAATTAATAGGGCAATTGGATGCAAACACCACATTCAAAGAGTTCTTTAAGAAAACAGATGATTTCTTTCAAAAGGAGTGGCTAGGGCCAAAGAGGTACAAACTTTATAAAGAAGGGAAATTTGATCTTGAAAAGTTCTTTGATCCTGAAGGCCGTTTATATAGCTTAGATGATTTGAGAAAGGTGGATGAAAAAGCTTTTAAAAAGTTGGGTCTGTAATTTTTCTTATGTTATATTTTTTAAAACATCAGAATTTATACAATATGAAAACAATAGCTTTTGTATGTCTAACCCTAATTTCCATCACTTGTTTAGCTGAACCAAGTCAAAAATATCTTAAAGAATATGATCGATTGTCTGAAGCTTTGGAGTCAGCAATGGCAAATGCATATTCTTTTGATCCTGCAACTGGTCAAGTAAAACAGGCTACTCAAGGTTTAGAAGCTAAAAATAATTTATGTAGAGCTGCCCAGGCGAAACTAAACCTCACCACGTTTTTAAAAGACAATTTAGAGGAATCTAAAGAGCTTTATAAATCTATTGATGGTGCAGAGACTCTAGATAAAAATTATCTTAGTGGACAACAGCAGGAACAACAAACTCTCGTTTCAAATTTGAAAAAAGACCTTGTTGGAACAGGGTTTAAATGTGAGTAATTATTGCCGATTACAGGTAATTCTAAACTCACTTAAGACACAATTTTCACCTATATAAGCGCCCAAATGGCGCTTTTGTCATTTATGGAGTTTGGCTTATGAGTGAATCAAAAGTTAGACATTTGGTACTTAAAAGAGTTTCAGATAAATCTTCTCATCTTGCTCTTTGTGACGAGGAAACAGGTATTCCATTAGCTGGATTAACCGCTGTAAAAATGAATTGTAGTGTTTTTGAGGGTCCAGCGACTATCACAGCAACATTTGATGTAGGCGGTCCTCAAGGAATCCGCTTGGTTGGTGACGAACCTAGACAAAGGGTTTGGGGTGCAAAGGAAACGTAGCTAAAGGTACTGCAAATGTCTGAAAAGCAAATCAATATGTCAGATGCTCAATATATTTTGAGCACAAAATTAATTCTGGTGCCTTTTCTTCAAATTAAGATTTCAAGAGCCATGGCAATTTATGGTTTTACTTTTGCAAGATTAAAAGCAATCGCACTCATCAATTAGAACTTAATTTTTAACCTTAGCACCTTCGGGTGCTTTTTTTGTGAGAAGAAAATGATCAAAGAAGTAACAGAGCAAGAGTTAGCTGAAAAGTCTGTGGCACCCCGAGTAACTAAAGCGCAAATTGATGCATTGATGGAGCGTGTTACATATACGGTTGAGCAACGTCCCGGAGGCACGACATCTACTTTTGTACATGCATTTTTAGATGAAAAGTTTTTTCTAGCAACGGGTTTTAGTGCATGTGTGAATGCTGAAAACTTTGATGCTGAAATTGGTGAGCGTATGGCTCGTGGAAATGCAGAAAAGTCAGCCGAAAATAAACTTTGGGAGCTAGAAGGCTACCGTTTATTTGCAACAAATTTCTAAGTTTTTAATCGAAATCTAGCGTCCTTAGGGGCGCTTTTTTAATGCCTTGAGATAAGGCTTTACCCCAATCAAACGAGAGGTTTGAACATGTCATTGCCATTTATTGTTGATTCACTTGATGCAATCAAAGAAGAACACCGAGCTTTATATGTCGAGGAAAACGGGAAGTTTCGCCTTGATTTAGAAGGCTATGAAGATCCAAAAGGTTTGAAATCTGCACTTCAAAGCGAGCGTGAGGCTGCAAGAACTGCAAATCGACAACTTCAGGAACTTCAAAAACAATTTGAGGGTATTGATCCTGAAATTGTTAAGAAAGTCTTTGCTCAACTTGACCAAGATGAAGAGGCTAAATTAATCGCAGACGGCAAGGTTAACGAAGTGATTCAGAAGCGTACCGAGAAGATGCGTGAAGAACATGAAAAGTTACTGAAGGCTGAAAAAGAACGTGCTGATAAAGCCGAAGCTTATGCACAAAAGTTCAAGCAATCAGTGATTCAGAGCCAAATTGTACAGGCTGCTATTGAACTTGAAGCATTGCCAGAAGCGACTCCTGATATCGCCTTTTTAGCTCAGTCAAAATTTGCATTAGATGAAAACGGTAAAGCTGTGGCAGTTGATGAAAATGGCGAAGTGGTGATTGGTAAAGACGGTCAGACGCCTATGACTCCAAAAGAATGGGTTGAATCTCTACGCGAGCAAAAACCGTATTACTGGCCTAAGCCTAATGGCATGGGCGCACCTGGTAGCAACAATTCAAAAGGTCAGCCAGACATTCTCAAAGCAGATGGCTCGGTAAATATGACCAAATTGGCGCAATTACGAAATGAAAACCCGCAACTAGCTAAAGAGCTAGCGGCAAAACACGGTATTAAACTTTAAGGAGTAAAGCCTAATGGCTGAGACAAAAATTGCTGATGTAATCGTACCTGAGTTATTTACTCCGTACGTATTAAATAAGACTGCCGAGAAGTCTGCTTTATGGCAGTCAGGCATTGTTGGGGAGCTTGATGAAAAAGTTGCTTTTGGTACAGAAGGCGGTACCACAGTAAATATTCCTTTCTGGAATGATTTAAGCGGTGAGTCTGAAGTACTTTCAGATTCAAAACCTTTATCTGTAAATAACATCACTTCAGGCAAGGACATTGCGATTCTTCATGCACGTGGTAAAGCATGGGGCGCTAATGATTTGGCTAAAGCATTATCTGGTGACGATCCACTTGGTGCGGTTGGTGATCTGGTCGCAGATTACTGGTCGCGTGAATTTCAGGGGTTTACCGTAAATACACTTAAAGGTGTATTTGGGTCTGCAAGCATGGCAGGTAATACCCATGATATTTCGGCTGGAACTGGAGCTGCAGCTGTAATTGATGGCGTATCTTTTGTTGATGCTTCTTATAAGTTGGGTGATGCCGTAGATAAATTAACGGCTATTGCAATGCACTCGGCAACCATGGCGGCTTTAGCTAAGCAAGGCTTAATCGAAACTGTTCGAGATGCTGATGGTGTGGTTCTCTACAAAACCTTTATGGACCGTCGTGTGATTGTTGATGATGGTATGCCCGTTGAAGGTGATGTCTTTACCTCATTCTTGTTTGGCCAAGGTGCGATTGGTTTCCAAGATATTGGCGCACCAGTTGGTGTAGAGACTGATCGCGACAGTCTAGCAGGTACAGATATTCTTATTAACCGTCGTCACTTTGTATTGCATCCTCGTGGCATTAAATGGGCAGGTGCAACGGGTATCGCACCTAATAATGCCGGTCTTGCTACGTCTGATAACTGGGAACGTGTCTACGATCCTAAACAGATCCGTATTGTGGCATTCAAGCACAAGATCAAATAACAAAAAGGCGGGTAACACCGCCTTATCTTTTTGGAGATCCACATATGGGACTTTCATCATTTAACCGTGCACGGGAAAGACAACAAATGACAGAAACAAAAATTGCTGAGCTTGAAGAACAACTGGCAACTTTGAAAGGTGAATTCATTGCTTTCCAAAATGATCCTGAAGCAATGAAAGCACGTATTGCTGAACTTGAATCAGGTGAAGGTGGTCAAACACCTGAAGATGACCAAAAACCAAGTGATACTCAACCACAACCAATTAACTATGCTGGTTTAAAAGTTGATGAGTTGCGTGCGGTCTTGACTGAAAAAGGCATTGCATTTGAAGCAGGTGCTAAAAAAGATGAACTTTTAGCATTAATTCCAAAGGAATAATTCATGAGCTTTATCACTGAACAAGAAGCGATAGAACATGTTGAAGGCTTTGATGCTTTATCTGCCAGTGATAAGGCTCAATACCTTCAGATGGCTGAAGCTTATCTATTAGCACGTAACGTTAAGCTTTATGAAGATGCTACCCAAGTACCTGAACCTTTAAAAACGGCCTCCTATCAAATCATCAAGGGCATTATGAAAGGTGATCTATATCAAGGGCAAGAACAGGCACTAAAACGTAAGAAAGTCAAAGCTGATACGGTTGAAACTGAAAAGGAATATCAGGACGGATCAGTAAAACTTAGTGCGATTGAGCAATTCATTCTTGATTTGATTAAGCCTTACAGCAAACGAAAAGCTGTATTTTTTGTCAGGAAAATCTAATGAGTTTACGTGACGAAATTCAGGCAGAAATTACCGAAGCATTTAATGAAGATTTAGCAGATGCCGTTCATACCTTTACATGTGAGCGAGTCACTAAGTCAAATTGGGATCCTAAGACTGAAACTCATGTTGAAGTTAAAGAACACTATACTGGCCGTGGTGTTCTGTTTGGCTCATACAGTCAATATGAAATACAAACGCTTGGAGTACTGGCCACGGATAAGAAGGCTACCGTTCTTCAAAATGAAGTGAGTATGACGCCAAAAATAGATGATGAATGGTTAACAAGCTTAGGTTCATTTCGAGTAATTCATATTCAACAGGATCCTGCCTCTACTATTTGGAAATGTCAGTTGAGGAGGATTTGTTAAGTTTTTTAAATAAAAATGTTTTAATAGCATATTACCAGCTTAATTGGGAATTTAAATGGATCGCTCCTGGGTTTTCCTAAGTAAATCTAATGAGATAGGAATAATTAGATATTTTGATGAAAAAATTGCAATGTATTTACATCAGGATTTTTCTTGCAAACAGGAAATATTAGATTTTAAGAATTCTCTTGATAAACTATTTCCAGAGGTTCAGAAAAATTTTTGTGAAAATGATTTGATTATTTATGTGAGAAATTATCTTCGAGTTGAAATTATTGAAATAAGAGAAGTTAACGATGCAGGTTATTTCTATCCAAGAATTGCAAATGAACTGATAAATTTTAACTATGCATCCAAAGAATTTTTAAACGATATTAGAGCTTATCAAAATATTCAAAATTCTTTAGAAAACCTTTCTACTTATATAGAATTAAATAAAGATAATTTCTTTGTTTATGGACATAAAATTAGGGAATTAATAATTATTTCATGTACTGAGGTAGAGTACTTAATGAAAAAATTGCTTATAGATAATAATTATCCAGTTCCGGCAGAAAAATTAAAAACAAAAGATTATTTTCATTGTAGAGACATTTTAAGATTAAATGAATATACGGTAGAAACACGGAAATATACTGATTTGAAGGTTTTTTCGCCTTTTGCTAATTGGACTAATGAGAACTTTCGTACCTCTAGTTCATTACCTTGGTATAAAGCATATAACAACGTAAAGCACGATAGAGGTGGTAATTTCTCTCAAGCAAATCTTGAAAATCTTATGGATGCAATTGCTGCAATTCATATTCTTCTTGAAGCACAATATGGTAAAAATATTTTTGAGAAATATCATAATCTAACTGAAGATCAAAGTTTATTTTTCACAACTAATTCCCCAAATTGGGAATTAGAAAAATTATCAGTACCGCTTCTTGAAATACATAAGTATCAAGGTGTTGTTACTAATTGGATTGGAAATAAAAAATTTTTTAATTAACCCGCTTCGGCGGGTTTTTTATTAGGCGTAATTTAGGAGTTTAAATGATAAGTACAGATTACGTTCCTTTATGGTATATCTCTCCCTTCCAACATGTTCAATATACATTAGCTCGAAATCAGCTTCATATGGATCTGTTATTCGAGGACATGAGCAAGGTTGATCCGTTCTTATCTGTTGAAGGTGCAGCAGCTCAAGTCAGTTACTATTTTGATGGTGCTTATGCAGTTGTTCAGCTTGGTGATACTTCAGAAAGAAAATTGATAGAGATCTATGGTTTACTTTTACATGAAGCTGTTCATGTTTGGCAGAAGGTAAAAAAGCTCATGGGAGAAAAAGAGCCAAGCTCTGAATTTGAAGCATATTCAATTCAAGCGATCGCTCAAGACCTTTTTAAAATGTATGAAGAAAGCGAGGTGAATGATGGGATGGAAGGGGAAAAGGCCAACTGAATTTAGTTTTGATGTGGCTAAAACAGCAGAGGAAAAGGTAAAGAAAATTACAATGGATGCTGTTCAGTCTTTGGTCGTTTCAAGTCCGGTTGATACTGGCGCTTATCGTGCTTCTCATATCGTTTCAATTGGATCTGGTGACTATGGTGTACGTGGACCTGAAACAAACGCCGTGCAAGATGCAGCGATTCAAGCTGTGAAATTTAAACTTGGTAGTTTGATCTATATTCAAAACAACCAGCCCTATGCTGAACGCTTAGAAGATGGTTGGTCTGATCAAGCACCGCAAGGTATTTACAAGACCACGTTTACTTATATCTCTCAAAAGTACGGTGGTTAAGATGGCAATGACTTTAGAGCAGACAAGGCAAGCTATTATCGATCGTATGCAAAGCTTTACTGGTATTGCCCAGGACAGAATCCAGTATCCAAATGCGCCAGGGTTTAAGGTTCCAAAAGAAGGCTTATGGTGTCGATTAACGATTGCACGCGGTCCGAGTTTTACTTCTGGTGTAGCAGATAAGCCTTGTAACCGTCGTACTGGTAATATCATGGTTCAATGTTTTGATCGATTGCACACCGGAGAAAAAGCACTAACAGTTCTTAGTGATGATTTGCTGGCACATTTTGAGCATTTTTTATTTGAGGATTTAGAGTGTTTGAATGGCGAATCAATTTATGCAGGAAAAGATGCTGACTTCATTCAATACAATGTATCAATAAGTTATTTAGTTAATTAAAGCACATAACAAACCAATCTTTCACAACCACCTCATCGGTGGTTTTTTATTTTTACAGGAATCACTTATGAGCAATTTTTGTTTTAAGCGTGGTGACACATTCAACTTGAATTTGCAGCTGGTTGATATGGACGAGGCCCTACAATATCCTGCCGATGATGTTCGCCGTGCCATCGATCTAACAGGCTACACGTTTACATCGCAAGTTAAATCGTTGGGGGATGGAACAGTGGTTGCAACTTTGACTTGTGCAGCTTTAAGCCAAAGTACACAGAAAGGTTGGCTTAACGTGAAATCTGGCGCAAGTACGGCAGCTTGGCCTGTTGGTTTGTGCCAAATGGATATTAAAGCCGTAGTAAGCGGCAACACTCAACATACCGAAACTTTGACTTTCCAAGTGATTGATGGGGTAACAGCATAATGGCAAATCTTGTATTTAAATTTAATTGGGACCATCGACCGTTCCAGTTAAACTCGGCCCAAGGTAAGCGGCAATTCATGCTGCCATTCGCTTCGGGTATTCCAAACTTAAATCCGCAACTTTCTCAAGTTCAAGGTGCTGGCACAGCTGCCGCTGCTAATATTGGGAGTACTGATGGAAATGTGATCGGAGTAACAGGTATTATTGTTAATTGTCAGGGAGCACAACGATTAGATTTAGGTACATCAGCAAACTCCTCTACCACTGCTATAGAAATGGGTTCAATGTCAGTACCAGGCAATACTTTTATTGATTTTCACACATCTGGAGCTCCTACTGATTACGATGTTCGGTTGCTTGCTACGGGCGGTGATACGGCTAATGCGGGAGCGGGCATTTTAAATGTGACAGCAAATACAACTATCTTTAATAGTAAGCTTCGCTCTTTACCAACATTTAATCAAACCACCTCTGGAAATGAAGCTGCAAATCTTTATATCTCTGCTGGCGGTGATATTTATCGTACAGGTAAAACTTATAATAGCTTTGGTCTAGGATTAAACACTCTACAAGCTACGAATAGTATTGATTTAAATACTGTAAACTTACCTAGTGGTATTTATTCAGGGCAAACGTGGACGAACTCAGGCACTACTTCTCAGTGGCAAACAGTACTGCAATTAAATCTAGCATCTGATGGTCCCAATTATCAGACACAAATTTCGTTCGATGGTAATGGAGTAGACACTAAATTAATTTCTCCTTCAATTCGTCGTAAATTAGGGGGAGCATGGAGTTCTTGGTATAAATTTTGGACACAGTCAAATACTACCGTAGATGCAAATGGGTTTATTAAGTCATCTTCACCAATCGTTAAGCTATTTGCTGACTCAATAGAATTAAATGACCAAGCAAGAAAACAGCCGGTTGAATTTGAAAAAATTGATGTAGGTAATTATCTTCTAAAAGGTTCTTTGGGTTTTGCTCAAGAAGGTTGGTACATTGAGTTACCCAAAGATGCCAACGGTAATACAGTGGTTGCCGTAGAGTATTCAACTCTAGAAAATGGCGACATTTCAATTAAGACCTATAAGCGTAAATTTGATTTTGAGCTTGCTGCAGTTGTTGCTGATCATGAAAATCCAATGGATATTCCATTAACCCGTTGGATCGATATTCGATTACATGAAGAACCTGAGCCAGATTCCGAAATTATTCCAACAGAGACTCCTATAGACTTTCAACCAACAAATTTATCCGAGGCTGTAGCTGCAGCCATGAATGGTGTGGAACCGCCAGAAATCTCGGATACAGACGAAACACTTTAATGACCCGCTAATTCAGCGGGTTTTTTATTGCCTAAATTTTGGAGAACCATAAATGAGTTCAGGCGCAAAAATTCGATTATATGCTTGTGAAGAAGCAGTCTTGGGGACGACACCAGCAAACCCGATCTGGTATACCGTCCGAAGAGTAACAGATGGCTTATCAGAAAACGTATCAACTGAAGAAAGCAGCGAAGTAGTGGATTCACGCTATCGACAAGGCGGGGTAGTTACTGAAGCCGAAGTGGCAGGGCAGTTAGAGTTTGAATTATCACTTGGTACCTTTGATTTGTTCTTAAGTGCTTTAGCATTCAATAACTGGGCGACAAACAGCTTAACAATTGGCGGTGCTGTTCGAAAATCATTAACGTTAGTTAAAGTGTTTGAAGATATCGGTCAGGTTTTTATTTACCGTGGTGTTCAGGTGAATACCGGTGAAATCACGATTCAGACCACAGGTAAAATTACGGGGAACTTTGGTCTAGTAGGTAGCTCGTTTACCCGTCAGCAAGTAAACCCAGTTGTTAATCCAGTAGCTGCATCCAGTCGCCCTTTGGTCAGCATGCCTAATGTTGAGAACTTACTTGTGAATGGTCAGTCAATTCAAGGAAAAGCTTGTTTGCAATCACTTACGCTTTCAATAAGTAACAATTTGGAAGCAATCCGCTGTATTGGTTCTGGCAAATACACGCCAGAGTTTTATCTTGAAAAGATGATGGATATCGAAGCAAATGCTTCATTCATGTTCTCAGCTACAGCAGCAAGCTGGATCGATGCAATCAAATCCCGTGATGTATTCACTTTGACTTTCGATATTAAAGACAGCAAGGGAAGTAAATACTCGTTCAACTTCCCGCAATTGGAAGTCATGGAAGCCAATCACCCGGATGGTGGTGGTGATGACATCATTACTGTAGATATCAACTTTGCCCAAGTTCGTACAGCGCCAACAATTGTACGTGCTCTTGTGTAATCAACTTATTCAGTAACAAAGCCTATGGAATCCCATGGGCTTTTTTATTTCTAAAAATTAGAGGTTGCTATGGCTTTAAAAGTCGGAATTATTAAAAGCTCAGACGTATCAAAATGGTGTGAATACAAGGGTGCTGATGGAGAGGTACAGGCAGAGTTCAAAGTCCGTGGTATCGCTTATAAGCCTTTTCAGGTAGCTATTGAACGAGCAGGAAACCAGATCTCGTCTAAAGGCTATGATGTGATGGTCAAAGATGAAAATGCCAAGCTTTATCACGAATTGTTAATGGATGCATGTGCTGCCCACTTAATTGAAGACTGGAAAAGTGTGGTATTTGCCGAAATCGTGGATGGTAAAACTGTTGAGACCGAAAAACCGTATACACCTGAGAATGCCTCAAAGCTTCTTAATCTTGGTGATATTGGTATTTCAATCTGGCTATTCATTAAAGAACAGGCCCAGAAGATTCAGGAAGAAGCCGACAAGGACAAGGCTTTAATTCTGGGAAAGTCATCGATCTCTACAAATACCAAAAAACGTATGCGTCGAAAACGCCGCACGAAATCGAACAAATCAAGTTCTTAGGTGGTCGTATTCCTGATCCGCCAGAATATTCTTATGCGGCTGATTCCATTCTTTCGGCATTTAGTACTATATGCCGATCCAGACGGTATGAACAGAGCATCCCGCTATCTTTAGATCAGCAGGCAATCAATGTATATGCTGAGCATAATGATTTACCTGTTGATGCTCATATTTTTAATGACTGTATTTTTGCATTGGATAACTTGTTTTTAGATGAAGCCCATAAAAAAATAAATTCCAAGTCCTCAAAAAAGTAACCCTAGAGTTATTTACATATAATAACTCTAGGGTTATTATTATCTCATCAAGTTAATAAGGGATTGGTGTGAAAAGTCTGGATTTAATCAAAATGATTGAAGCAGATGGTTGGTATGAGGTTAGGGTTTCAGGAAGTCATCATCACTTTAAACACCCAACCAAAAAGGGGTTAGTTACAATCCCACATCCTAAAAAGGATTTACCAAACGGAACTGTTAAAAGCATTTTGAAACAAGCGGGTCTAAATTGACCCGCTGTTTCCCGACTTTAAATACTATATCCCTTACAACTAATCATAACGCAGTGGGCGATATGTTTATGCCAAGGGCATGGAGTGTTGAGATGTTATATCCAATTGCAATTGAACGAGGATCAGATACTGAGGCATTTGGTGTCACTGTTCCTGATATTCCAGGTTGTTTTAGTGCTGGTGACACACTTGAAGAAGCTATTGAGAATGTTAAAGAAGCTATTTCAGGCCATTTAGAAATATTGGCTGAAGATGGTGAGGAAATCCCATTAGCTTCCGAACTAGTTAAATTTGTCGATGATCCTGAATATAAAGGAATGATCTGGGCGGTTACCGAAGTTGATGTTAGTCGTTATCTGGGTAAACCAGAAAAAATCAATGTTACTTTACCAAGCCGTTTGATTCGTAAAATTGATGAGAATGTAGGTAAAGGTAAGAGATATACTACTCGATCGGCTTTCTTGGCTGCTGGTGCTGAAAAACTTTTACATGCATAGCCTGATTTAAAAGACCACCTTCGGGTGGTTTTCCTTTATGTGACATTTAGTAACCAGTTTGTTAAAGTTAGTACACTTTATAACAAACGGTGAAATTCATGAAAAAAATATTGGCTGCGGGTTTAATTGGTCTTGGGTTGGTGGGGTGCGCTACTCCAGCCTATAATTATCAAGCTATACCTAAAAATATAAGCAAACCGCCAATTGGATCAGTTAATAAAGCATTTGTAGGGGATCAAATGCTTGAACAGGGAATGGTGGTTGATCGTGAAGTTCTAAACGTCCCTGAAAATATTAAAATTAGTTTTGCTTATTCACTTACTTCAGGCATTTACTTAAAAACAGGCAAAAATGAAAAAGGGCAATATTTTCAGCCATTCAACACTGTCAGTGGTGGGGGGATGGTTCAGAAAAACCCTTTAGCTGACCCATTTAAAGTAGTTATGTTAGATACTGAAGGTAAGCTCTGTGTAGTAACAGTATTTAATGCAAAAAACTGTACTGATAAACATCAAGCTACTATGAAGACAGTAGCAATTGCATCAGATAATTCCTTCCAACAAACATTAATTTATAGTGGAAAATTTGGAAATAAAATTAATGTCGGGTACCGTGAATTCTCAAGTAATCAAGCACGTCCTGCATTCAATAATGATGTTGAATATGATTTAAGCCAATCTAAGCAAATAGGTTATAAAGGTGCTTTATTGGAAGTAATTGATGCCACTAATCAAGATATTACTTACAAAGTTTTGAAGAACTTTAACAAGGTAGATTAAGATGAGTGCACCACAATATAAACCAATGAGAGAAAGTGAAGTTTGTAATGCTATCGGGTGGGTGTTAATAGCTCTCGGCTTTATCGCAGGTTTTTTATTTATTCTTGCATTTGGTCGAATTGAAGTAGCTTCTTACTATGGTAAAGAAACGGTTTGGTCTGGAGTTATGATAGCAACAGGAATCGGAATTATATTTAATGGATTCCTTGCAGGCTACTTATTTCAAAAAGTAGCTAGTATTCTTCGTTACCATGAGAATAAATAATATCTTGTATAAAAAGCACCCTAGGGTGCTTTTTAAAATTGGTTTAACTACCCTGCTTGGTAATTATATTTAACTTAAAAAGAACTACCCACTCATTGAGTGGGTTTTTTATTGCCTAGAGGAAAGTAAAATGGCACAAGAATCCCGTTTGGTCATTGTTATTGATTCGCAAAATGCTGAACGTAATGCGCGTAATCTAGGCAATGAACTTGTTAGCATTGAACGTAAAGGTGAATTTGCATCTAAGTCTATGGACAGCTTGTCTGTAGCCACCAGAGCTTTAGCTGGACACATGGCTGGTTTATTAACAGTAGGTTCAGCCATTTCAAAGATGGATACATATACTGGATTACAAAATCGCCTTAAGTTAGTCACTAACAATCAAGCTGAGTTAAACAAGGCTACGGAAGACACTTTCCGAATTGCTCAAAAAACCTATTCAGCTTGGGATTCTGTGTTACAGGTATATCAACGTTTTAGTGATAATGCTAAAACACTGAATTTAACTATGGATGACACTGCTCGACTAACTGAAACAGTATCAAAAGCAGTTGCGATCAGTGGTGCAAGTGCAGAAGCAGCTGATGCAGCTTTAGTTCAATTCGGGCAGGCTTTGGCAAGCGGTACATTACGTGGTGAAGAACTCAACTCAGTTATGGAACAAACACCAGCTCTAGCAAAGGCTATTGCTAAAGGTATGGGGATCACCGTAGGAGAGTTGCGTTCAGTTGCGGCTGAAGGAAAAATTACTTCACAAGAAATTGTAAAAGCGCTTAGAAATGTAGAATCTGATGTTGATGCTCTTTTTGCTAAAACAGATATCACAATCGGGCAGTCTCTCACACTCCTAAACAACGAGATCACAAAATTTGTTGGCGAAGCAGGTAAGGGAAGTGGTGCGGCACAGGTATTAGCTGGATCAGTTCAAACTCTTGCAAGTAATTTAGATTTAATTGCTGATGGGGCTTTGGTCGTTGGTATTGGTTATATAACTCGTGCAATTTTGATTAAGAGCGCTGCTATTAAAGAGGGAATGGCTTCAACTTTAGCGAGCCGCCAAGCATCTGTATTAAATGCTCAAGCAGAATATGCAGAAGCTACCGCTGCTTTGAATGCAGCAAAAGCTCATCTCGCGAATGTGCGAGCAACAAATGCAGAAACCCAAGCTAAATTTGGAGCAACTGCGGCAGCAACTCGATACGCACAAGCACAGGCAGCAGTAACTGCTGCTACAAATGCACAAACTGCTGCGCAAACACGCCTCTCAGCAGCTTCTTCTTTAGTTGGTAGTATTGGTAGCCGAGCATTAGGACTTATCGGGGGTCCAATTGGAGCAATTACCTTAGGTGTATCCGCTCTGGCTGCAACTTACACTTATTTTAAAGGTAAGGCAGAAGAAGCGAATAGAACTCTCGCTGAACAAGCCGAAGTGGCTAACCGTACTGCTGAAGAATTAAAAGGCTTAAAAGGTGAGGCAAAAACCAAAGCTATTAATGACTTAACAACGGCTTTTAAAGCTCAAAATGAGGAGTTGAAAAAAACAGAAATGGCTGTTGGTTCAGCTTTAATTGATATTCAAAACTACGGTAAAGGTAATGTTGAACTTACAAGGATTTCTAATGAAGCTCGATTGGGCACGATTAGCTACAAGGAGGCTATGGAGCAACTTGCAAAGCAGAAGTTACCCCCAAGCCTAAGAGATGCATTAAAGGAGCAAATCGACAAATATAATGAAGCTTATGAAAAGGCTGATAAGACCAAAACAGCCATTAAATTGTTTGGTATTGAAGTTACCTTAACGGGTAATAAAGCCCAAAATGCAGCAATTGAGCAACAGAAGCATGCTGATGCTATCAAGAATACAAAACAGGCTGCAGATGAGGCTCAAAAGTCCTTACAGAAATTGTATGCAGATAAATTGTGGGATACGCAATTTGTCGAGATAGTAATGAAAAAAGGTTTTTCTGAGTCTCAGGCTAATGATTTACTGAAGCTTTATAAAGATTCATTAGCTAAGGGTCTTAAGGCAGCAGACCGAGAGGCTATGAAAGCATTAACGGATACTTGGAAAGCAGAAGAATCAATCAAAGCCATCACGGATGCTAGAACTGATTCTATACGTGAGCAAAACAAGGAGCTTAAAAATCAGCAAAAAGTACTAAGTGTAAATGCGAAAGTCCTAGCGAATGCTTCAAAATTCGGCTTTGCAGATCTAGAGTCTAAATACAAACTTCCATCAGGAACATTATCCGCGATTCATATGATCGAATCGAAAGGTAATGCAAAAGCCTATAACAAAGAAACCGGGGCGACTGGTGGATTTCAGTTTCTCGAAGGTACTGCCAAGCAATATGGCGTAAAAGACCGCACTGATTTAGCACAGTCTGCTGAAGGTGCGGCTAAGTACATGTCTTATCTTTTGAAGCTTTTTAAAGGTGATTTAGAAAAGGCTGTACGTGCATACCATGCAGGTGAAGGCAATGTAATGAAGGGTAAAGGTATTGGTAAAAATAATAATCAATACTGGAAAGACTATCAAAGTTATATGGCTGGTATTAATGGCTATTCTGCTGGCGATATTTCATCAAAAGACTTTGATAAGCTTATTCAAGATACAACTAAAATGGCTGAGGAGCAGGCAAAACTTCGCCTTCAGTTAGAGAATGAGGTTGCTAATCAAGTAACAAAGATTAGGAATGATCTGGCCAAAAAACTTGAGGATGTTGATAAAGCTAACTTTAGCCCAGAACGCAAGGCCGAAATTAAAGCAGAACTTCAAGCACGTGCAGATAATGATATTGCTATTGCTGAGCAAGCTACAAAGACTAAGCTTGATTCATTCCGAGACTACACAAAGACGGAAGAGCAAATATTAAAAGATAGCTATGCCAAGCGTCAGTTTGAGGCCGAGCATGACCTAGATTTAACTAAAGATCAGCGTAAAGAGGCTGTTGATCTATTAGCTCAACAATTAAAGCAAGAACTTGGGTTAATGCAATTAGCTCAGGAACAGCGTTTATTTCAGGCACGTTTATCATTGCTTTCGGAAACGCAAGCCATGCAGGAACGTTACAGACTCGAACGGGAGGAAATTCTTAAGAATACCAAGCTTTCTATAGAAGAGCGGCAAAAGCTAATCGCATTATCTAAAGCCAATCAGGATAAAGAGACACGCGATAAAGTGAATAACGCTGTTCAAAACTGGGGTGGTATCCAAGCCGATATGAATGGTGCTGGCGAGTTTTTCAGACAGGATCAGGAACGTTTTAGCCGTTTAAATGCTGCAAATGATTTAGCAGATAGTCAATTTGCTGCTACCGACCTGAATGAGCAAAACTCTTTAGATGGTTTGAACGCTCAATTCGAAGCAGGGCTAATTAAGCAGCAGGATTACGAAAATCAAAAAACAGCTATCATTCAAGCTGCTCAAGATCAACGTAATCAGATTGCCACCGAATATGCAAAGAATGCTCAGGATATTGAAGATAAGTATCAGCAAGACCGCTTGAACACTCAAATTGCATTTGGTGGCCAAATGATGGGTTCTCTTACATCTATGTTTGGTTCAATGTTTGGAGAGCAATCTAAAGCTTACAAAATCATGTTCGCTGCAGATAAAGCTTATGCGATTGCAGCTGCGGGTATTGCGATTCAGCAAAATATTGCAGCAGCTTCAAAAGCTGGTTTTCCTCTTAACATTCCATTAATTGCTGGAGCTGTTGCACAGGGTGCAAGCATCATTGCAAACATCCGGGCAATCAAAGATCAAGGTTTTGCGGAAGGTGGTTATACAGGTCGAGGTGGGAAATATCAGCCTGCTGGTATTGTCCATAAAGGAGAGGTGGTCTGGTCCCAAGAAGATATTAAACGCTGGGGGGGAGTTGGTTTAGTTGAGAAAATGCGTAAGAGTGCAAACCCTGAAGCTTTTCTCAATAACAATGCCTCAGCTGATAGTGTCATGCGCCGTGCAATGATGAGCTCTAATGCCTTTATAGAAAGCCAAAAGCAAGCTGACATCTTTAATCAATCGGTTCAAGATACTCAGATTATCTATAAAGTTAATAGAGACACACCTAAGTTGGCGTCTTCGGCAAATTCTGACTTATTCCATGATGGCAAGGTCTACTTCTCATCTAATGGTTTAGTTCAGAATCGTTCAAATCTGGATGATGTTCAGGATTTTACTTTAGGACGTATTTCACGCCCTCAAGCTGAGATGATGCCTTCAATTGAACCTTCTACACCGACAATCAATTTCAAAATTGAAGTGATTAATCAGGTGAGTGGGGCGACAGTTGAAGCCGAACAACTGGACGAGCAAACAGTCCGGATCATTGTTACAGATGAACTGGATAAGCAGCTTCCAAGAAAGGTACCGAAACTTGTAAGTGACCAAATTGGTAATCCAAACTCAACTATTAGTCGGTCTTTGACTGAGAATACGACAGCAAGACGGAATCGATAGTTTTAGATTCCCCCTTATAGAAGGAAGAGATGTTAATGGAATGTAACTAAAACATTTTAAAGATAACGGTATAAGGAGGAAAAATTAAAGTTGCACTTATAGAAGAGAGAAATGTTAATGGAGCGTAACAGATACCTTTTAAAGTAACAGGTATAAGGAGAGATAAATTTAACATTGTACTTATAGAGTGGAGTGGAAAGTTAATGGAAGGTAATAGCTAATTTTTAAAGAGGTGGGTATAAGGAGGATAATTTAACGCTACCCTTATAGAAGGGCAAGAGCTGTTGACACCTTAAACCTACATCTACTTCTAAAACCCATTGACAGCCAATATTATGAAATGACCACCTTCGGGTGGTTTTTTTATGTCTGTATGCGGAAAAACCGCATGAGGATAAACAGGTTGGAAATTTATAAAGTTCCAAAAAGCAAAAACCCCAGTGTTGGCGCACTGAGGTTTTCAATTCAACTCAACCGATCAAAGTTAAGAGGAGAAATCTCTATATGACAAATCATACATCAAAATCACATTTAAAGGTAGATGGAAAAATGAGCGAATCTGGTGCTGATTATGTAGGTAAGATCCAAAGTTATGCATTACTTATTATTGCAATCTCAGTTTTGATAAGTGCTTTAGGAGGCGTTGCATGGCTATTATTAAAATAAATCAATTTGAATATTAAGAACCGACCTAATTAAAGGTCGGTTTTTTATTGCCTGAAGGAAAGTTATGTACAAGTTAAAGCTAAATCCCCAGACCAGCGGCTATGGCGTAACACCAGGTGATGATGTGAAACGTCAGCAGATGGATGGCGGACGTGGTCGCTATTACATCGATGTAAAACGTAATAGCCACATTGTTGATGTGAACTGGAATTTAAGTAAAACCGATTTCAATAAAATGATGGCCTTCTGGCGGATCTATCAGAATAAGCCAGCTTCATTTTATGCGGATCTGGTGATTGATCAGGGAGCACGTCAGCAATATCTATGCAATTTCATTCCAAACTCGTTCAAGACCAATGAAGTGAATGGCAACCTTTACCGGGTAAATGCACAGCTCGAAGTTGTTCAAAACCAGCCTAACCTTATCGCTGATCAGGCACTTATCAAAGATTGGGAGGTCTAATGGATAACGAATATGCCAAATTCTTTTTCAATCGAAAAGTAGATGTTTATCAACTGGAATGTATTGAACTATCACACCCTTCTTTTATGAATACTTACCGGGTGGTCCGTAATGATGATCGCGGGGTGTATGTTCAGCACAATGAAGGCGCGGGGCAAGTATTTTACGAATACCTACCAATGACAATTCAAAGATCCGGAATGCTCGGTGATCTGGACCAGACTTTGACCGTTTCAATATCTGGGCTTGGTGATATTTTGCCGGATGAGTTTGAACGGGTAATTGAGGGGCAATATTCTAATGTAAAGCCGACCGTAAATTACCGCCTTTATAGTTCAGATAACTTGAATACACCAATGTTTTATCTACTAGGTCTACAACTCTCCAGTGTTGCCATGAATCATAAAGCTGTGACATTCAAGGCTGAATCACCACGATTAAATACTGCGAAGACTGGAGATATCTTTGCACTGGATCGTTTTAGTGGTTTGAAGGGGGCTATATGAAGAGTCACGATCATTTGCTCGATAAGCAATATGACGAGGAATACTACAACTGTGTTCACTTCGCGCATGAAGCTGCAATGGATCTATATGATATTGATCGAGGAGAGGCGCTTGAGTTTTTTATGAAGCCCGTCAAAGAGAAGGTATTTCTGCCATCAAGATTGAAGTTACTAAATCCATTGCCTATGCCTAAGGAAGGCTGCATAGTCGCCTTTCACTCTAGATACCGAAACAAGCCCCCACATGTGGGGCTTTTTCGTTTGGGGCGTATTTTGCATTTGCAGGAATCAGGCGTTTCATGGATGCCAATTCAAGTCGTTCAAGCATTTGGATTTAATCGTGTGAGTTTCTATGATTAAGATTATTTATAAACAAGACCCTTTATCCGAAGACAAAACAATTGAACACGCCGAAACTTTGGGTCAATGGCTTACTTCAAAATATGACCATATGCCTGAGCATGTCCGTATTTTTCATACCACAAGCAATATGGATCATGCAGAAATTTCATTTGCGAATGAAGTCACGCCGAAGAATGCATATGAATTAAAGCAGCTCGATTTCTTGCCAGGCACTTTCATTGTAATTGAGAATCCCAAGGGTATGGACCCCATAACTCTAGCTTGGATAGTGGTTGCCTCTATAGTTATGGGTGTGGCTGTTGCATTATTAATGCCAGTACCATCAATTACCCAAACCAACCAGAATAACAATCAATCCTCGTCTGCAAATAACGAATTATCAAACCGTGAAAATAAAACTCGCGTAAATGGTCGTATCGCAGATATTTATGGTGCCGCTCACGATACCCCTGATCTGATTACTGTGCCTTACAAGGTATATGAAAACAATGTCGAAGTAGAGCATGTTGTTGGTTGTATTGGTCGTGGTCACTATAAAATTAACGGTGCATATGACGGTGAAACCAACATTGTTGATATTGCCGGTGCATCGGTAGAAGTCTATCGACCGGGTGTCGATATTGTCTCGGGTGAGCCATATTTTTCGCTTGGTACCGAAATTACCACGCCGCCACTAACGGTTCAGCATCAAAACTCGGTGAATGGCCAGATCTTGCGTCCGGCAGATACTCAAAGCTTGGAAGGTACCAACTATCTTCTTTTTGCATATCCAAATGAGATCTTGCGTGCATCTGCAAACAATACGGATTTAACCACTAAGTTTGTTAGTAATGACCGGGTAGAAATCACAAATGCTTCGTTTACTTTTAACGGCCAGACTTATGATTTAAACGGTACATATAGCGTTCTATCGGTAGCTGATGACCGTATGGCATTGTCTAATCCGGCTGCGGTAAACTCCAACTGGTTAAAGCTTAAAGAGTTAAGTAACCAACAAACAACAGCTTTATCACCAAAGATAAGTTCAATAGGTGAAAAGTGGATTGGTCCTTTCATTCTGGACAATGTTGAACGTAGCCGGGTGCTGTGTAATTTTGTGGCCACAAATGGACTTTATACCGTTTCAGCAGGTGGAAATCAGGGTGCTGTAAACGTCACGATTGAAGTTGAGGTAACACCGGTAAATGAATCTGGTGCAGCCATTGGCAATCCAATGCTGAAGCAGATCATTCTAAAGGGTTCAGCAAAGTCACGTCAGACAGTTGGTGCAACGCTGGATATGGTGACTTTTCAGGGTCGCTGTAGTGTCCGTGCACGCCGTTTAACTCCAACACCGGCAGTTACCACTGTTGTTGATGAAGTAAAGTGGCAGGCGCTTTACGGTGCTTATCCTTTGCAAAGTACAGTGTATGAGCATGAAACGGTTTTTCGTGCGCGTACTTATGCAACCACTGGAGCTTTATCTGTTAAGTCCCGCAAGATCAATTTTGATCTCCAGCGAATGTTGCCGACTTATAAAAACGGGGCAATGACAACAGAGCTATATCCAACGTCTAGCTTTGCTGATGCACTAGTCTCAATGGCACTGGATGAGAAGATTGGTCGCCGTACGATTGATGAGATTGATCTGGAAAACATCTATCGCACATATAACGATGTAGTTGATTATTTTGGTACACCACTTGCGGCTGAGTTCTGTACTACGATTGATGATACAAACCTGTCTTTTGAAGAGCTGGTCACCAATCTTTGTGATGCCGTGTTTTGTACTGCATATCGGCAAAATAATAAGCTCAAGCTTTATTTTGAACGTCCAACTGATAACTCGGTAATGCTGTTTAACTTCAGGAATATCATTCCGGATAGTTACAAGCATGACCTGACCTTTGGCGTGATGGATGACTACGACGGACTGATCTATGAATACACGGATCCGACCGACGATAGTCGTATCAATATCTATCTACCGGATAAAGGGGCCAAGAACCCCAAAGAGGTGAAATCTGTAGGTGTGCGTAACAAGTGGCAAGCTCATTTTAATGCGTACCGGCTTTGGAACAAGCTTCGCTTCCAGCGCAAATCCATTACCTTTGATGCGGCACCAGAATCAGAATTACTGGTTTTACGTGACCGGATTGCTGTAGCGGATTATCGCAATGGTATTCATCAAAGCGGCGAGGTGGTACAGCAAGAAGGTTTAATTCTCACCCTAAGCCATGATGTCGATTTCATTGCAGGCAAGAGCTATGTGATCTATCTGCAAATGGGGGATGGTACCGTGGACCTGATTCCCGTTACGCCGGGTTCAGCCAAGAACAAAGTAGTTTTAGGGCGTTTACCGAACGGGGCCTTAAAGCTTAGTCCCGATGACTTTGTGAATACTATCTACACCGTAGTTAATGACGATACCAAAGGCTCACTGCCTTATCTGGTTGCAAAAAGAGAACCGGCTGACCAGTTCTCTAATACCATTACTGCAATTAATTACGATGAACGTTATTACCTCAATGACAAGGACTTTATTGATGTGCCGGTTGATGATTCACCGATTTACATTCGATATGACCAGCTGGATATTAATCTGGCACGTTTATATCAGATGCAAAGAGGGGATTTGCCAACGACTGGAGAAATCAGTTTTGTAGTTGAAGCAGGTGCACTAGTTTCAAGCTCAAGTTCTTATCGACCGGAAACCAGATTTGTCTATAAATTCGACTATAAGTCTAGTCCTGCAAAACGAGAGTATATCGTTCCTGCTGCAACTGAATTACCAGCGATAGATACAGGGGAGTTCCCACCTGATCTGGTGGTGAATCTAACGATTAAAGGTGCTGTTGTTGGACGTGGTGGAGATGGCGGTTTGCCTCATTTGGCCTTTGGCGCTTGGGAAACGGATCCGGATTACAACTTTACCAAAACCCGCCGTGATGGATTTCAAGGTGCACCAGGTTTATTAAACCGACACAGCAAACTAAACCTGATTATCGATGGAGGGACGTTAGCTCGAGGCGGTTCAGGTGGTGGAGCAACACCAAGTGGTATTTATACAGGATTATCGTATGGGGTTCAGGGTATTCCGGGAGGAGCTGGTGCACCTTTTGGTCGGGTAATGACAGGACAGCCTATTACTAGCGACTCACAAGATTGGCGTTGGTACTTAAATGGTGACTTTATGGTTGTCAAAGTAACCGATGCTGAAGCTGCAGTGCCCGGTAAAGGTTACCGAACCCAAAATGACCGTTATGGATCTCCATTATCAGGTGATGGCGGAAACTGGGGCGAACGTGGTACCAAGTCCACTAATGATGGAACGTGGAACTGGCAATACCATGGAACGACTGAAGGTCAGCCGGGGCCGGGTGGACCTGCAATTGTGGGAGTTGCACCACTGACAACTCAATTGATTAATGGAGGGAAAATCTTACAAACACTTTAAACTTTAAAAGAACTTTGAGCACCCAATTCGGGTGCTTTTTTATTGTCTAAATTTTTTGGAGATATTAATGGAACCAGTTTCCACAAGCGGTTTTACAGCACTACTAAAATTGTACGGGATTGCAATCATGGTGACTTTAGCGGTCGGTTTGGTTGCAGCAGTGGTATTAATGACTCGTATGCCACGTTCACCACAAGAGTGGGCAGTGGGCTTGATCTGTACGGTTGTTTCAAGTTTGGCTGGTGGCTCGTTCATCATTGTGAAGTGGGGGCTTCATGAATGGGTTACTGATGTATGGGGGATGATAGCACTTGGTGGATTCTTCTTTGTTTGTGGATTACCCGGTTGGGCTTTGGTCCGATGGATCTTTAACTTCATTGATAAGCAGGAAGGTAAAACGATCGTTGAAGTGATCAAAGAGTTTAAAAAAGCCAGAAAAGACATTGAAAACAGTTAATGCCGCCTTCGGGCGGTTTTTTTTATATCTAAAGGAAACTGAGATGAATATTGAACAATATCTTGATGAGTTAATTAAGCGCGAGGGTGGTTACGTAAATAACCCAGCAGATCGGGGCGGTGCAACTAAGTATGGAATTACTGAAGCAGTTGCTCGAGCAAATGGATTCAAAGGTAATATGCGAGATTTACCTCTGGATGTGGCTAAAGCGATTTACAAGAAGCAGTACTGGACAGCTCCGCGATTAGACCAAGTAAATGCAGTTTCTTCTGCAGTAGCTGAAGAGCTTTTAGACACTGGTGTGAATTGCGGTACCGGCTTTGCAAGACCTCTTTTACAACGAGCCTTGAATCTCCTAAATAACAATGGTAAAGCAGGGTGGCCAGATTTATCTGTAGATGGAATTTATGGTCCAGCTACCTTAAATGTTCTAAAAACCTATTTGGCTAAGCGCGGGAAAGAAGGTGAAAAAGTTTTAGTTCGAGTTCTGAACATTATGCAAGGTCAGCGCTACATTGAAATCTGTGAGCGAAATAAAAGCCAAGAGCAGTTTTTCTATGGCTGGATCGCTAATCGGGTTGTTATATGAAAGTCTTTCATTGCAGACGTTCAAAGATAGCTTTGACAATCACAGTGCTGTGCATTCTATTATCAGGATGTACAGCACATACGATCAACAGTAATGTGAATGTAGGAATTTGTGTGAAAGCCCTCTGAGGAGGGCT